TTGTGTGATGGTGAAAATATGATACCAACGAAAGATGAAAATATAATGAAATTAAATCATGAAGAATATGATTTTAAAACTCTTATACCTAAAATAGAAAAATTATCTAAAGTAAGGGTAAATGATTTTTATAAAATAATTGTACTTATGACTAGTATTGTTCCACAATTTAAAAGAGAAAGTAATGATTAATATTTACGGAAAAGGTGATCACGCAAAAGTTGTTTCTTCTGCTATAAGATTACAACAATTTAAATTTTATGATGACTCTGATTATAATCCTTTAGTAGAAGGTTTATGGGTTATTGGTATAGGTAATAATAAAACTAGAAAAAGAATAGCAGAAGAAGTATTAAGAGGTAAGCGATTCATTAGTACCTTTTCTGCAAATTCTATATGCCATTCATCATCTAATATCGGTGAAGGTACTCAAGTTATGGCAGGTGCAGTTATTCAAATGGGTTGTAAGATTGGATCTCATTCAGTAATAAATACAGCTGCTTCAGTTGATCATGATTGTGAATTAGGTAAATATTCTTTTATTGGTCCTAATGCTACTTTATGCGGAGGTGTTTCTGTAGGAGAGTGTAGTTTTATTGGTGCAGGTGCTACAGTATTACCTTATATTAAAATTGGAAAAAATTGTATGATTGGTGCAGGTTCTGTTGTAACCAAAGATATACCAGATAATGTAACGGCATACGGAAATCCAGCTAAAATTAAATAATATGAAAAAGATTTACTTATCACCACCTCATATGTCAGGTAACGAATTAGAATATATTAAAGATGTATTTAAAGATAATTGGATTGCTCCAATTGGACCACATCTTACTATGTTTGAAGACATTGTTAAAAAATATACAAATTCAAAATATGCAGTAGCTGTTACTTCATGTACAGCAGGTATTCATTTAGCATTAAGGGCGTTAAGGGTTAAAGAAGGTGATTATGTTTTATGTTCTTCATTAACTTTTGTCGCAACAGTTAATCCTATACTTTATTGTGGAGCTGAACCTATTTTTGTTGATTCAGAAGAAGGGAGTTGGAATATGGATCCTATCTTATTAGAAGAAGCAATTTTAAATTCAACCGCATTAGGCAAAAAACCAAAGGCAATTATACCAGTTCATATTTTTGGAGTACCTTGTAATATGGATGCAATTAAAAAATTATCAGATGAATATGACATACCTATTATTGAAGATGCCGCTGAAAGTTTGGGATCTACTTTTAATGATAAGCACACAGGAACCTTTGGCTCTATTGGTGTTTATTCTTTTAATGGAAATAAGTTACTATCTACTTCCGGTGGTGGAGTTGTTGTAACTAATAACAAAGAACATGCTGAATACATGAAACACCTTTCTACTCAAGCAAAGGAAAATAGACCATATTATTATCATACTGATATAGGATATAATTATAGAATGAGTAATGTACTTGCTGCAATAGGAGTAGCCCAAATGGAAGTTATCGAAGAAAGAATAAAAAGAACAAGAGAAGTTAATAAAATATATCAAAAAGAGGTTGGTAAATTTTTCTATTCATTTCAAGAAGAGCGGTCAGGCGATAGATCTAATATGTGGTTAACTTGTGCATTAATGAATGGTGAGGATAAACCAGAAGATTTAATTGAACATTTATCTAAAGATAACATTGAAGCAAGAAGAATTTGGAAGCCAATGCATGAACAACCAGTTATGCAAGGTTATAAAAAATATATAAATGGAAACAGTTCTTTAATATTCTTACAAGGTATTTGTTTACCATCAGGTTCTGATTTAACAAAAGCAGACATGAAAAGAATAATAAAGTCTATAAAAACATTTTTTAACAAATGATAAAATTTGAAGATTTTAAATTATTAGAGTCATACATAGAAGATGAAAAGTTTCAAATCCTATTGGAAAAGAACTTAAGCTCTGATATTAATAAAGATATTAAGTTTGGTATTGTTATGGCTACTCATGATATGAATGCAGGTAGAGCTAATAAGGCTAGAGCAAAGCATATGACTACTCCTGGTGTTTTAGCAGATGCATTAAATTCAGTTAAAGCCCAAAAGTACAAAAATTGGAAAATTTATTTGACTGCTGATAAATATGAAGGTGATGAAGGTGAAATAAAGAAAGTAATAGAAGACATTATTCCTAAAGACCAAATGCAGTATAAAAATAGAACTACAGCAGGAGAAAGAGATAATAAAAAATGGTCTACTAAACAAATCCGATTTACTGCAGGTTCTGCTGCCCTTAATGACTCACTAGACATGGCAAAGAAAGACGGTTGTGATTATATCGTTAGAATAGATCATGATGATAAATGGGCCCCTAATCACTTAGAGCTATTGGCTAAAGCATATACTCAATTTCCTGATTTAGGATTTTGTTTTACGAGAAGTAAAAAGAAAGTAACTGCGCATAACACAAGTAAAAAAATATTCATGCAACCTCAAAAGGATTATGACATGGATTTAAACAATAAAGGTTATGGTGCAAATGACACTTCTCATTCTGCAACATCATGGAGACCGAGCATAACTGGAGATTTAAGGTATAGAAATCCAGATAAACAACGAAACACTGCACCAAAATTAAAAGGTGCCCCTTCTGGAGCAGATGGTATATTACCAGTTGATTGGGATATGTTCAAAAGAATCATGATGAATGTAAAGGATAAAGGAAAGAATTATATGTACATTCCTAAAGTAACAAGTTTTTACAGAAACCGTGAAGGCAAGTTCTAGTGATGAATATATAGATTAAATAAACTAAATAAATAATTATGGAAAAATTTGAAGAAATCAAAGCATTAATCGAAGCATGTACAGAAGATGTAGATAAATTTTATGTAAAAGGAAATAAAGCTGCTGCTGTTAGAATTCGTAAAACTATGCAAGATATTAAAAATCTAGCACAAGAAGTAAGAATACATGTACAAGATACTAAGAACAGTCTTTAATATAAATACCGTTCACCTAAAAAGAGGCTGCCATCTAGGCGGTCTTTTTTTGTCTTAAAATATCTCTAGCACTCTTAAAACATTTGTTTATTTTACCATATAATAATAAATTAGGATTTATATGGAAAAATGTTTAATGTTAGACTTTGATGATACTTTAGTTAAAACTATTGAGATTCATGCCGATTCATGGAGAAAGGCCTTAGAGAAAGTCTTAAACATAGAAATACCACTTTCTGCAATTATGGCAGATATTAATTATGGTATGGATGTTTTATTAGAAAAATATCAGTTAACTCCTAAAGAAAGTAAATTAGCACAAAAATATAAAAAGCAAATATTTTCAAAAAGCTTACATAAAACTAAAGTAAATGAACTACTTTTGTACATGTGTAAGAGTAAAGTATTTAAAAATTTAGTAATAGCATCTAATTCATCTAGAGAAAATGTAGATAGAATTATGAGTTATCATCAAATAGATCCAACATTATTTGATTACATATATACTAGAGAAGATGTATCAAATAAAAAACCAGCCCCAGATATGGGACATTTAATATTTGAAAAATTTCCACAATATAATTTTGAAGACTTCCTAATGGTTGGGGATTCTGATGTGGATTTAACTTTTGCACGTAAACTCGGAATAAAATGCATAATAGTAAAATTTTAGTAGGGAATAGCGGAGATAAGGTATTTCTCCAAGGTAACAAAGTAATTAAAGAGGCAGGCCATTATCCAGAAAAATTCAAACAACAAATGGATTTTCTTATGTGCTGTGATCATCCTAATTTTATTGAGGTTAAACCTCTATCAGAAACAAGTTATGAAATGAAAAGATTCCCAACTTGGTATGATAAAATATTAGCACAACCTTTAAATACTTCATTAGGCCAATTAGAAAATCTTATTTCAATTATAGGAAAGTTTGATAACATAGGATCTAATGTAAAGACTCAAGATTATTTTGAGAAACTTCAATTAAGAACAGGTTATACTTATGAAGGTAAATTTGATGCAGTTTCTTGTTGGGGTTTTGTACATGGTGATTTAACAGTAAGTAATATTTTACATGATAAAGATTTTCTGTTTATAGACCCAAGAGGTACAGAAGAACAAGATTATTATGATTATGGAAAACTGATGCAATCGTTTGTTATGGAATATGAGTCCCATATATACAATAACCACAATAAAACATATAGTAAATTTTGCAAAGAAGCTGAAAAGGTAATGTATGAATGGTGTGATGAATATCAACTTAAATTCTTTTTAGCAGTTCATTTATTAGGAGCAGTGCCTTTCTTTGAATTAAATGAAAGATATGAATTAGCTGGAAGTTTCCTTAAAAAAGGACATGAATTATTTGATGAATTAGAAATAAAGTATAGTAAATGAAAAGAGTAAGTAAAGCAATTATATTAGCTGCCGGCCGTTCTACTAGGTATGGTAAAAATAAATTAGTAGATCCTATCTTAGGAAAGTCAACAGTTGAATACTGTGTAGAATTTTGTATGGAGAATGGTATAGAGGATTGTTATATTACGATTAGTAAAGCAGATTTCTTTTTTAAAGATAATGTAAAACTTTCTCATCCTATTATTGAAAAGTTAAGTAAGTATAAAAAAGACATTAACATATTTTATGAATTCCAAAAGGATGATGAATATGGTCCAGGTGCAGCCATAAAGGTATGGGCAGATAAATTTGATGAAGCTTTCTTATGTTTATTTGGAGATAATTATTACCAAGGAAATATAGGATTAGAATATCATGATCCTAGCAGTACAGTTGTAACTTATAAAGATTATGATACAAGAGCAAGAAATTTACAACTTGCATCTATATTAGAAAATGTTGTTATTGAGAAACCACACGGAATTGTTTCAGGCAGATACTTTTGTGGATATATGATATTTTCTAAAGAAGCATTCAATAATCTTGACAGTATTAAAATGTCAAATAGAAATGAATATGAAATTACTCATTTGATTAATTCAATGAATAATTTAAAGTTTGAAGAACTAAACATATGTTGGTATGATCTAACATATGAAAATGATAAAGAAGTAATAGAAGAATTAATAAAAACGTGTTAAATGGAAAATGTTAAAAAAGTAGGTTTTTTTAAACTTGGTAAAGCGATTAAGTTTAATGAAAACAGTTGGGGTGCAATAGGTGGAGATTGCGAACCTAAGCAATTAATTAATTCAATTGCAAAAAGAAATCCTAATATTGATTATTGGTTATTAAGTCCAAATGATTTAGGAAGAGTTAGAGCAAAAGAAAAGCCAGCAGTTCAATCATTATTCGGACCTCCTGCTGAAACAGAATCAGCTGCACCATCAAATGTAAAAGAATTCCACTCTACAATGACTGATAGGAAATCATCTGATGAGGCTGCACAAATTATAAAAGATTTAGATTTAGATTTTATTTTCTTTTACACCGGGCCGTCAAGTACTGTTAATATACCTGATTTTATTAATAAAGTAGATGGAACTGGTAGAGTTAAATCTTTAGACTTTTTTAAATATTATGCTGCTCCTATTATTAAAGCAATGAATGAATTGGAAAAGAAGGTTCCTATTGTTGGTTTACTTGTAGATAATCGATACATTTTAGCCTGTAAAGATTGGAACAATAACAATAGACCAACTTATTACTTAGCTCAAAATACTTTTACAAAAACAGAAGAGTTCTTTTGTAATCCTCCTTTAAGAGATGTTGATACTATTGAATCTACTTATGAATACTCTGGTATTGAAACTGTATTCCTTTTAGATAAAAAGAGATATAATACCGATGAATTGTTTGAAATGAAAAAGACTAATTCATTTATGATGTTACAAAACCAAGGAAAGGGTTCAGGTGGAATGGACCGTTGGGATCCTGTTAGAGATTATATTGTAAAGAATGATATTGAGACCGATATTTATGGAAAATGGGATGATAATTTAAAGGAAGAATATCCTAAATGGTTTAAAGGTGAAAAGAGAATTGAATCAATGACTGATGAATTACTTTCTACTAAGTATACATTCTGCGTACCTATTAAAGAAGGTATGGTAACCTCTAAGTACGCTGAAATGTTACACTATGGTATTATACCATTCTTACACCCATCTTACGATACTGACTTTAATGTCTTCCCTGATGGTCATTTTATTAGATGTAAATCTCCAGAAGATTTAAAAAAGAAAGTACAATTTTTAAATGATAATCCTGATCATTATAAAAAATTATTTTACAACTTACAGGAAAAATATTTAAAAGATTCTTATTACACTGGAGAACATGTAGATAATAAGATCTGGGAAGCTTACAATAAAATAACAACTAAAACTGAAATCAATGTATAATTCAAACACTAAAATCCTAGTTACTGGTGGCGCTGGGTTCGTCGGTACAAATTTTATCAACGACTTATTAAACAGAGGCCATAATCCTAAATGTATTGCCGTAATTGATAATATGGAACATGGTACTTATATACCTAAAGTTCATGATCAAATAGAAAACTTTCATAGAGTTGATATTAGAAATCAATTCGTAGAAACTATTATAGAAAAATTTAATCCTGATTATGTTTATCATTTTGCAGGTTTAGTTTCAATCTATGATTGCCATGAAGATGTATATGAAGCAGTAGATAATAATATTTTAGGAAGTATTAATGTAATGAATGGCTGTCTTAAAGCAGATGTTAAAAGAATTATATTTAGTGAAACTTCAGCTGTATATGAAAATTGCGAAATGCCTAAAGCTGGCTTTAACGAAACACAATCAGATCCTACTACAATTTATTCAACAACTAAAGCATGTCTTGCTCTATTGGCAGAATCATACTGTAGAACTAAAGGATTAAATTATACTGCACTTAGATACTTTAATGTAGCAGGACCTTTACAAGATTATGAAAGAACTATACCACCTGTATTTGCTGGATTTATTTTAAGAATTAAAGGTGGTCGTAATCCTATTGTGTTTGGAGACTATATGAAAGCAAGAGATTATATTGATGTATCAGATGTTAATGCATTTCATATTCTTTGTATGGAAAATGAAGATACTGCAAACCAAACATTTAATTTAGGAACTGGTAAAATGACTAACTTAATGGATCTTAAAAATCTGATTGCAGATATTATGGATGTTAAAGTTGAATTTGATCATTATGATGCAATTGCAGGTGAAGCATTAAATTCATACGGAGATATCTCTAAAGCTAAATCTATGGGATGGGAACCTAAGAAAGATATAACTGATACAATTAAAGAAACTATTGTATACTTAGAAAATGAAATAGAAGAAGGTAACATTGATCCTTTTACATTCATGGAAGATTTAGAAATTGAAAAAGTAAAAATATGAGCAAAGAAAAAGAATTAAAATGGGGTACTATGATTCCGTTAATCGGAGGTAGTGCAATAGGATGTAATAAAGCAACAGGTAATTTACCGGCATTTCATTTAAGTTATGATGCATTTGCTGCAAACGAAAGTCATATAGAAGATTATTGGCCAGACGTACCTATGTATAGAATAGATCACGAAGAATTGGATATTCCTAATCAAACATTTGAACAAGTAGATTTTGTAAATTCTGTTTGTCCTTGTGCAGGTTTATCCCAATTAAATTCTGCGAGCGGTACAGCTGCATCAAGAGGTTCTGGTGCTACACAAAACAAGTGGATGTATGATTCAGCAGAATATGTTTTAGAACACGTTAAGCCTAAAGTATTATGGGGAGAAAACGCACCAGGACTATTTACTAAAATGGGAGAAGGTGTTGTAGATAATCTTAAAGAGATTGGTAAAAAGTATGGTTATAGTTTTTCTTTAATTAAAACTAATACTGAATTACATGGAATTCCACAAAGAAGAATAAGAACATTTTATTTCTTTTGGAATACACCAACAGTTCCTATGTTAGGTTGGCAGTTCAGAGAAAAGAAACATCTTATTGATTATCTTAAAGAAATACCAAAGGATGCAACCTTACAAGATATGTTTATGGTTGCTGGAAAAGTAACAGATCATTATAAGCCTTATGAATTTGTATTAGAAAAAGAAGGTTTAACTCATGCTGAATTCGCTAAGAAATTTGGTAAAGGTACGATAGCTCAGTATTTAGAAAAGCATGATTTAATTGATGAGTGTATCCAATGGCTAGATAAAAATTATCATAAACAAGGATTCTCTAATAAAAAATCTACAAAATCATTTGGTGATATGTTAGAACATCAAAAATATAAAACAAGCCAAGGTTTAGGTTATTGGGATGCATCGCCACATTTCTTTAATGAAAGCTTTTCAGCTCTTATTGGTAGAAATATGTTTAACGGTGTACACCCAACAGAAAACAGATATTTAAACATTAGAGAAATGTTACACTTAATGGGATTACCATTAGACTTTGGAATTAAAGATGCTAGGCAAGTTAATCACATTGCTCAAAATGTACCAGCAACAACTGCAATGGACATGGCAATTGAAGTAAAGAAATTTTGTGAAGGTAATGCTAAGATGACAAATTATACCTTTATGAAACAGGATAATACTAAACAAAAAGTTTTAGTAACTGAAGAGTTAGGAGCAGAGCCAAAAAAGAAGTATAAAGTTAATAGTACTTTTTAAAACTATATTAAATTAATGCATATAACAATAAACAAATAATAAATTCAATGGAAGCAACTATTAAAAAAATTGACGGTTACGAATTAAGTACATTCGTCAAAAAACTTTTACCGATTGATAAATTCATTTTTATGAAAATTGGACAAGAAGGAACCGTTTCATCTGTTTACTTCCCTGAGAGGGATGCAGTGAAACTAGTATCAACACCAACATCTGATATCTTTGACACTGACATTACTAATCCAGTAAAAGTTAGTTTTTATAATGGTACCAAAGTAATCGATGCGCTATCTCATTTTAATGGAGATGTACAAGGCAAAATTAAATACTCTGAGATTGATGGAGAATTAATGGCAAGTGATTTTACTTTAGAGAATGATGATCTTCAAATTAATTTAGCATGTGCTGATCCATCATTATCATTTATGGAAATGAGTAAAGAAGAAACTGATCGTGCATTTGGAACTGATGGAAATTTATTTCAATTTGATCTTCTTACAACTCATGTAGATAAAATGAAATCTTTATTTAATTTAGAAAGAGAAGAAGATACATTTACATTAGCAGTAACTGATAAGGGTATTGCTGTACAAGGTCTTTCTTATGATGCTACTTTAGCTCATTCTTATGAAGGCGAAAATGCAGTAGGACAAAAGGTTGTAATTTACAAAAAATATATTAACCTTTTAGATAAAGAAAACTATAAAGTGGTAGTTTGTAATAATAAAGTTGTATTTAGATCTTTAGATACCAACACTCACTTAACAGTTGCAGTAGCAATTACTGACGAGGATTAATACTTACATATTCTATTTAAAAAGGCATCTCAATATGGGATGCCTTTTTCTTAAACTTTTTATAGATTTTACTATATAAATAATATAAAGAAACTATTATGGCATATCGAAGCAAAACAGGATTAAGAGTAAGCATTTCAAAAAAGAATGGCCAGGACGCTATAGAATTTATTGAATTTGATTGTAAATATCAAGATACGTATATTCAATATATCACACAATATTATAATCAAATTCAATAAATTCATGATAATACTAAAACTCAGATATATTTTGAAGGTAATGATACTCTTTTAATAAATCAAGGATATGGCGTTACATCATCTGAATTAACATAATATGACAGAGCTTACCGAATTACAACAAATTAATAAAGAAGCAAGTAAGTTTTATAACTATGAGCAAGCCGTTAAGTTAATGCTTAACTCTATTTATGGCGCATTTGGTAATCCTTATTTTTATTTCTTTAATGTTGATATAGCAGAGACTATAACATTACAAGGTAAAGATGCAATTTTATATACTGAAGAATTACTTAATATGTACTTCAGTAAATATTGGCATAAAGATATTGCTGCTCATAAAGAAATGGGAATTACTGTAACAGGCAGAATAGAAAACCCAGTAGGAATTTATATTGACACTGATTCTGTTTATGTAAAGTTTGATGAAGTAATAGAAAAATCTGAAGGTTGGAAAGGTGATGAAAAGGAGTTTATTTTAAAACTCTATAAAGTTAGAGTAAACGGTTACTTAGAAAAAATACTTCAGAAATATGCAGATGATAATAATGCAGAAAACTTTTTATCTTTTGAATTAGAAAGTATTGCAAAAAATGCAATATGGTTAGCTAAGAAAAAATACATGCAAAATATTGTATGGAAAGATCCAGATATTCATTATGAAGACTTATCTAAAATCAGCTCAAAAGGTTTTGAAATTATTCAGTCATCAACACCAATATTTGCTAGAGAAAAATTAAAAGATCTCCTAACATACATATTCTCTGTTGATAAATTAGATATGAAACAATTTGCTGCTTTACTTAAAGATATTAAAAGGCAATTTAAATTAGCTAATGTAGATCAAATTAGTTTTTCACGAAAAGTAAATAATTATCAAAAGTATATAGTAAATGATTATGAAGCTTTTGAATTTGCATCAAGGTGCCCAATAGGTGTAAGATCCGCAGGTTATCATAATTATCTGTTAAATAATTCTTCATCTAAAGGTAAATATCAACCTTTAGGAAATGGTGAAAAATGTAAAATGTATTTCTCTAAAGATAAATCATGTGATGTATTTGCATTTTCTCCTGGAGATTTTCCTTATGAATTTGCACCAGAGATTGATCATGATAGACAATTTGAAAAAACAATATTAGATCCTATTAATAGAGTAGTAACTGCAATGGGATTTAAGGCATTTAATAGAAACTTGATTTATACAACTAGTTTATTTTAAAGCCTAAATAAATAATAAAATAATATAATTATGCGTAATAGAAAATTTAGAATTCACTTGCTAGGATTACCTCACACTAAAACTACATTAGATTTTACTGCATGTGCTTATACAATGAAGGCATGGAAATTTTGTAAAATGATGAAAGGTAGAGGTCATCACTTAATGCATTATGGTCATGAAGAATCTAACCCATGTGCTGACGAAAACATTCCTGTAATTACAGCAGAGAAATGGGATAAGGTTTACGGTGAGCATGATTTTCATAGTAAATTTTTTAAATTTGATGTAAATGATGATGCATATCAAGAATTCTACAAAAATGCAATTGCTGAAATAGAAAAAAGAAAACAACCCGGTGATATAATTTTACCATTTTGGGGTGGTGGTGTTAGACCAATATGTGATGCTCATCCAGATCTTACTGTAATTGAACCCGGTATAGGATATGCACATGGTCATTGGGCTAACTTTAAAATATTTGAATCTTATTCAATATATCATGCATTTTGTGGTTTAGATAATGTAGGTACATGTAATCAACATTGGTATGATATTGTTATTCCTAATTATTTTGATTTAGATGAATTTGAATATTCTGACAAAAAAGAAGATTACTTTTTATTTGTAGGTAGGGTATATGATGGTAAAGGTCTTAATATTGCAATTCAAGCAACACAAGCAATAGGAGCAAAATTAAAAGTAGCAGGTCAATTATCAGGCCACTATGCAGAACCAGATTTTGTATGGCCAGATAATGTAGAGTTTATGGGTTATGTTGGAATGGAAGATCGTAAAAATTTAATGAAAGGTGCTATAGCATCATTCTTACCATCTATGTATGTTGAACCTTTTGGGGGAGTTCAAATTGAAAACTTACTTTGTGGTACGCCAACTATTACTACTGATTGGGGTGCATTTACAGAAAATAATATTCCAGGTGTTACTGGTTATAGATGTAGAACTTTTGATGAATTTGTACAAGCCGCAACTAATTGCAAAAATGGTGTAATAAAATCTAGTGACTGTAGAGCTCATGGTGAAAAATTCTCTTTAGAAAATATTGCACCTAGGTATGAAACATTTTTTAACGATGTATTAGATATATCTGGATATGAAGGATGGTATGCAATACAAGATCCATCTATTTATGATCCTAAATACTTAGCAACTCGAGGATATGCACCTGACGGATCTAAACTAGAAAAAAAAAGCTAAAGCCTAAATTAGCAATATGGACTGAAGGCGGCTGGTCTTTAGGGAAGGTTTACAAAGGTTTAAAAGATTCCTTAGATTTTAAATACGATATAGATTTTTATGACTGGAGTAATAATGACGGTAATAAAAGACTATGGACTGATGGGGCATGGAAAGATTACGATGCTATCCTAGGTAACACTGCATTAACATTTTGGCCAGAAGAATTAGGCTATTTAGAAAAATTACCCCAAGAAGCATTAGATAAAATGATTATAGGAATCTGGGCTAATTTAAATTTAAATAATGCTCATTTTATGGAAAGGATTAAATATACCGAAGGTCCTATGTTCCACTGCGTAAACGAAGAAATACAAAAAAGTGCAAAAGAAAAATATAATGTTACTGCTACTTTAGTTAAAGCAGGTAAACCTACCGCTGACTTTACTCAATTTAAAACTATTAAAAAAATATCAACATTAGGACTAAACGGTAATCCTCAAATTGGAGAAGCATGGTGCCAAGTAAAAAGACCAGATATGTTTAAAGAAATTGCAGAAAAATCAGGATGCAAATATTCTTTCATATTTAATTCCCCAGAAAAAGATAATAAAATTTATAAAGACATAGACATGTATGTATGCACGAGTACATACGAATCTGGGCCGGCTGGTATTATGGAATGTGCTTTAAGTAAAATGCCAGTTATATCAACTAACACTGGTCATGGTAAAAATATAAAATCTATAAAAACATTTGAAACTGTTGATGAAGCAGTATCAATTATTAATGAATTAAATTCATCACCTGAATTACTTCATAATTATATTGAGGAGGTATATAATGAAGTTATCGAAGAATATGATTGGTCTACGGTTACTCCTAAATATTGGATTCCTTTAATAGACAAACTCTTAAACAAATCATAAATTTTACATATAAAAATAAACAAAAATAATATGGCAAAGGAATTCTCATTCGCAGATTTAAACAAAGAAATGTCAAAGATATCCGAGTACGGAAATACTTTAGACAAATCAACAATTTCAGAAATTGATCATTATATACCTACTGGTAATTATCATTTAAATGCATGCTTAACAGGTTCTTTATTTGGAGGTTATCCTAATAATAGAGCAGTGGCATTAGCAGGACCGTCAGGTACAGGAAAAACTTATCTTATTTTAAATGCAATTAAACAAGCACAAAGACAAGGATATAGTATTATATTTTATGATTCAGAAAATGCAGTAGATAAATCATTAGTTGAAAAATTTGGTATTGATGCTTCAAAATTTAGATATGAACCTTGTAATACCGTTCAAGAATTTAGAAGTTCAGTTACTGCTATTACTGATGTTTTAATTGAACAAAAGAAAAAAGGAATTGCATTACCTAAAATAATGGTAGTCTTAGATTCTGCTGGTAACCTTGCAACACAAAAAGAAATTGATGATGCAAAAACTGGAAGTAGTAAAGCTGATATGACAAGAGCCAAATTGTTAAAATCTACCTTTAGGATTATTATGACACAGTTTGGTATTTGTAAAATTCCTTTCTTATTTACAAATCATACATACCAAACACAAGATTTATTCTCTAGACAAGTTGGAGGAGGTGGTACAGGACCAGAATATGCCGCATCTATTATTTTATTTTTAGGTAAAGCAAAACTTAAAGAAGGTGTAGAGCAAACAGGAATTATTGTAACTGCAAAACCAAATAAAAATAGATTTGCAAAACCAACAAATATTAAATTTCATATTTCTTTTAATAAAGGTATGAATGCTTATGTAGGTTTAGAAGAATATATCAGCTGGGATACTTGCGGTATTGAAAGAGGGAGATTTATTACTGAAGGTCAATTTAATAAATTAACAGATATAGGTAAAGCTGAATGTAGAAAACATTCTTTTAAGAAAGATAAAAAAGATGTTACTGTTTATTTTCAACCTGCAGCAACTGCTCGTAAAATTTGTGTAAAACATTTAAATGATTCTGTAGATTTAAATAAATTATATACACCAGAAGTTTTAACTGAAGATGTTCTAAAATTAATTGAACCTGTTGTAAATGAAAAATTTACATACGGGGATGAATTAGATCAAGAAGAATTAGGAAATATAATTACTGAAACAGTTGATGATGTTGCCGAAAACTCTTAATACAGCTAAACTTAAAGTAAAGTATGTATTAGGAAACCACACAACATTACCACAATACCCTGATGCTGAAGATGTACTTTTTGAATTAATACGAGATTATTGTGGAAAGGTTGCTAAAGAGATAAAATTTACAAATGTCTCAATGGCAAAGCGATGGAACCTATCTAAAGAACAGTGTGATGTTATTTTAAAACAATTATTAAAACATAATTTTTTAGAAATATCTTTACAAAATTCTGCATATACTACTTATGAGGTAATCTATAATCCTTATCAATAAAACTAATTATGTTTTTTAGCATATAAAAATAAAACTACATGAAATCAAGCATAGATCACGAAAAGATTTTCTTTAACTATTTTTTAACAAAGCCGCATTACCTTAAAGGAACAGGTAAAGGCTTTTTTGCAAATAGTGATTTAGATCAAATTGCAAAATTATCAAAAGACTTTTATTTAAAATTTGGTGAAAGCCCATCTAAGCAACAGATGTCTGCTTTGGTTAAAGATGATCCTAATGAAATATCTCAAGATATTGTAAAATCTGTTTTTGATATTAACATTAATGAATATGACCAAGATTGGTTAAAAAGAACTGGTGAAGCGTGGGTTAAATGGAAACATTTTGATAAACAGTTAGTAAGAACAATTGAATATGTAAAAACTCAAGATGTATCTCCTGAAAATGTAGAAGATGTAGTTCAGCGCGCAATAGGAATGATTTCTACTGATGGTTCAATTAATTTTGATACAGATACAGGTTTAGATTTTTTTAATCCTGAATCACATGTACAAAGAACATCAAAGAAAATAGAGACAGGTTGGAGTTTTGTTGATAGAGTATCTGGTGGAGGTTATGATACAAAGTCATTAATTGTTTATGCAGGAGAACAAAATATTGGTAAATCTATATGGTTAGCTAATGATGCAGCTAACTTTGTTAAGATGGGCCATAATGTAGTTTTTATTACAGCAGAGATGTCGGCTCAAAAAGTATTAAAAAGAATAGGTGCTAATCTTTTACATGTACCTATGAGTGATTACGATAAAAATGCAAGTAACAGAGATTATATGAAAAGAAAATTGGAGAAAGTATCTCGAGGTTTATTACCTCCAGGTAAATTATTTGTTAAAGAATATCCAACTTCTCAAGGGACTATACCAGATATTGAAGCTTACTTAAAAGACTTAGAAGAAAACACCGATCATAAAGTAAATGTATTAGTTGTAGATTATATTAATATTCTTGCAAATTATAGAAATCCTAATACTGAAAATACTTATATGAAGATTAAGCAAATAGCCGAAGATCTTAGAGCATTAGCAGTTAAACGAGATATGTTAGTTATATCTGCAACTCAAATTAATCGTGGTGCATGGGATGCAACTGAAGTAAGAATGGAAAATATAGCAGAATCAGCAGGTCTTGCTCATACTGCTGATGTAATGTATGCACTGATACAAGATTCTGTAATGCATGCCGAGCGCGAATATTGGTTAAAGGTTTTAAAAATTAGAGATGGTCAAGGAAAAGGATCAAGATGTAGGTTTAATATTGACTATGAACACATGAGATTAACGGAAACGGATGATATCTCAGGATAATAATAAAATATAAAATAATATGTGGGGAAAAAAGAAAAAAGCTCTTACCAAAGGAGAAGATGATAAACAATCAAAGTTTGTAGAAAAAGATAAGATCTTTAATAATACATACGGAGAACAAGACTTAGGAGGCCAAAAGATAAACTTTACAGTTTCATCTTCATGGTTAGACAGTATGGATCCAGATGATAAACAACATTATGATTCATTATTTGAAGTAATTGATAACTTGATTAAAGGGAGTGAATTTGAGCATCTTAATGAAGCAACACCAGACGGTGTAATAAAAAAATTAAATAAGGTGCAAATTAATAAAGTATTTTTCTACATTATAGAAAATACTGGAAGCTCTTATACAAGAATAGATTTATTTAGTGTTCTTTCAGATTATTTTGATGTATTCCCTAATAAATTCTATAATTCATTATCTAATAAATTTAAAGATGAACTTATTAAAGAATTAGATGCAAAATACAATATTTTAGAAAAAAGAAAAATCAGAAAATTATTTTAATATGGCAAAGAGAATATGGATGGTATCTGATTCCCATTTAGGCTGTAGATCAAATTCTGTTTTGTGGCTTAAAATAATTGAAGATTACTTTTTTGAATTTTTTATACCTTTAGTTAAAAAAGAATATAAAAAAGGTGATGTTCTTTATCATTTAGGTGATGTGTTTGACAATAGACAGAGCGTTAATTTAGCAGCCCAAGATTTAGCTATTAGAGTATTTGAAGAATTAGGAAAAATATTTCCAGATATTCATATCATTGTAGGTAATCATGATATAATGAGAAAGAATTCAAATGAAATTTCATCGGTTGATTGTTTAAAGTATTTACCTAATGTTACAGTATTAAAAGAACCTAGAATTTTAAAGTATGATAATGCCACTTGTTTATTAATGCCGTGGAGAAGAAATCATGAACATGAAAAAGAAACATTAGATTCAATAAAAGAAAATATTGATTATATGTTTTGTCACACTGAAACTCAAGGTGTTCAAACCAGCCCAAGCACAAAACATTTACATAATGGTGGTAATGCAGTAGGTGTATTTAAAAGATTTAAAAGAGTTTATTCTGGACATATTCATTACAGACAAGATAAAGAAAACTTTGTACTTGTAGGAAATCCTTACCAAATGACTAGATCCGATAGAGACAACCAAAAAGGTATTTACTTATTAGACTTAGAATCAGGTAATCATAAATTCTATGAAAACAAATTAAGCCCTACTTTCCTTAGGTATTACATTAATGAAATATTAGAAATGAGAATGGAAGATATTGAGGCTGCTATAAAAAATAATTTTGTAGATATCTTTATTCCTTCAAATGTATTAGGTAAGTATAATATTAATATGTTTATGGATTATCTTGATGGTATAGCTAGAAAATTAGAACCAAGAATTTATGATGAGGATAATCCTTACGATACAGAAGATGGTGAATTATCAGATTTTAATGGAGAAATGAATTTAATGAATATTGCAGCAGAGCATATAAATTCTTTAGATTATGATGAGGATTTAAAGGAAAGATTAAAAGTATCAGTACAAGAATTATATAAAAGAACATTATCTCCAAGCTATGAAGATTAAAAAAGTAGAGTTTAAGAATTTTGCAAGTTATGGAAATAGATTGCAAGTTATAGATTTTGAAGAAGGCAAAAGCAACTTATATTTAGTACTCGGTGGAAATGGTGCAGGTAAGAGTACATTAGCAAAGGTAATAACATATATGTGTTATGGTAAAGTTGAAGGCTCAACCTTAAAGGATTTACCTAATAGAGTTAACAGCGAACTATACGGAAGAATATGGTTAGAATCAAAAGGTAATAAAATTGAAATTGAGCGAGGTATTAACCCAGGCATTTTTAATGTTAAGATTAATGGAGCTGAATATGATGTAGCTGGTAAAGTAAATTTACAAGAATTTTTAGAAACAGAAATTTATGAAATACCTTATCATGTTTTTAAGAATGTAATTATATTATCAGTTAATGATTTTAAATCTTTCATCACAATGTCTCCTTATGATAAGAAAAGAATCATAGATAAGATATTCGGCTTCTCTGTTATAAATGAAATGGCTGAAGCAGTTAAAGAACAACGCCGAGGTATCATTGATGAAATAAGAACCTATGAAGATGAAATAAGAACTCTTAATGAATCTATAGGATCTGTTTATGATAAAATTGAACAGATTGAATTACTAACTGAAGAAAAGGATAAATCTAAAGTTAAGAAATTAAAAACAGATTTAATTGCTCTAAATGAAAATAGAAAAAAATTAAACCAAGTTACTAAAAATACAAAAATAAAATTAGAAGAATTAGATTTAGATTCTAGAAATAAGTCAACTGAACATTCTACAGTTAAGCATAAAATTTCTAATATTAAAAAAGATTTAAAATTATTTGAAAATTCAACATGCCCTACATGTACTGCACCATTAACTTCTGATTTTCATTTAGATATTAAAAAAGAAAAAGAAGAATCTTTAATATCTTTAGAAGAACATTTTAAAACTACTGAAAAAGAATATGAAGATTCTGTTACAAAATTAGATGACTTAAGAATAAAAGGAAGGCAAATACATGTAAGAGCTGGCCAATTAGAAACTCAAATGGAAAATTTAAAATCCAAATTAATAGAATTAGCCGAAAAGGATGAATCTGATTCTTCAACTAATTTAAAACAATTGGTAAAAGATTTTAAAATTCGTAAAGATGATAAGACCTCTGGTAAATTAAAAAGTGAAAGTGAAGATTATTATTTAACTATTCTTGAAAATTTAATGGGTGAAGGTGGAATTAAAAATTTAGCAGTAAGATCTATACTCCCTTCTTTTAATAATCATATACTTCTAATGGGTAGAGAAATGGGAATTCCATTCGGTATAAGATTTGATGACAAATTTAATTGTACACTTCATCACTTAGGAGCTGAAATAAGTCCAAAGACTTTAAGCACAGGTGAAAAGAAAAAAGTAGACTTTGTAATTATTATGGCATTGATGAAAATGATTAAAGTTAGATTCCCATCTCTAAATATTTTATTCTTAGATGAAATATTTTCTTCTATTGATTCAGATGGTGTATATCATATAATTAATATACTGCATGATACTATACAAGATATAGGATTAAATACCTTTGTGATTAATCATACAGTATTACCTAGTGAATATTTTGATAAAAAGTTAGAAATTACAAAAGATGCAGGCTTTAGTGAATTTACAATTGAATCTATTGGATAAATATAATACAAGAAAAAATTAAACATGACTAATGTCAGCATATAATCAAGAGTTTAATAAGGACAATACTATACTGCGTTATATTATAGTAGCTCTTTTAGCAGAACTAAAAGATAAAGTTTATTATTATAATCAAATAGATGAAGATACTTTAAAGAAAATACCAGTTCCTTTCTTTTATTCAATTACAGGAGATGGTAGATTTTTAATGGATAACTTTCTGTTTGATGCAGAAGCAGCAGGTAAAGCTATAGGTGACTACGAAAGAGTACCAAGAGGTATAATACAATTAACTGGCATATCCATAGATTCAGGTAACCAAACAAATAAGTTCGCTAGAGGTGAGTTTGTACAAGAATGGGAAGGTATTTTAAAAACATTCTCAATGGAAACTAATTTTCTTCCACTTAATATATCTTTTGATTGTACAGTTGTATGTTCATCTAATCTAGAAATGTTAAAGGTTACAGAATCTTTAATGAGTAAAATTTATAAAAATACCCTTTTCCAAGTTGATTTAGGTATGATGAGAGTACAAGCTAGTTTTGCTGTTCCTGAAGATTATTCTCAAAATAGATTATTTGAATTTCAGTTAAATGACAAAAAAGAATGGAGTGTAACATTTCCTATTGAAGTAGCTTCATTTATGCCAGTATTTGAAAGTGGTATTTTAATTCCTGAAATAAGCCTTATGACTAAGGAAGCTATTAAAGCTAATCCGACTGCGCAGGGTGTAGGAATGTTAAGATCAGGTTCTGATAATGAATTAGGTATTTACTTTGGTGGAATATTCCAGAAATTTGAATACACTAGTGAAAGCATATTAAAAGTTCAACCTAGTGGATTACTTAGTAATAAAGGATATATTAATCCTGATTCAATACAAACTGGGGGACCTTATATAGATGCAAATATAACATCTGCTCCTATAGTACCTGAATCAGCTGAAAGCCGTACTTATAGGAATGCTAATGCTAAACCTGATGTAGAAGAATCAGGATTAGGTAGTGTTGATTCTGGATTTGATGGATAAACAATTAATCAAAGAGACTTATAATATATAAAACAAATCAAATAGTGTAATATGGAAAACACAATGAACGAAGGACAAACACAAGTTTATGCAGATGGGGCAATTGATGCTCAACCTGGTGTAAATACTGGAGCCCTTTACCTTAATAACCCTAAGCAACAATTAATGGATATAATCCATGTATTGTTTAGCCAAAGTGGTAAAATGTCAGATATGGCTCCAACAGGAGATAATATTGATGGAAAGATAACTCACGGTGGTGCTATGACAGATCAACAAGTTATGGCAATCTTAGTAGGAATGGGTATTCCACAGCAAATGGCAATGAGCGGTATTGCAAAGTATCGTGAAAGCATGCCAGATCAATCCGATATATACACTGAAAATAATAATCAAAAAAATCATAACAAAATGAAATTTACATTAACAGACCTGTACGAAAACGTTATGGATAGCATTAATGGATTGAAGGCAATGGATAATGACAATTCCAGAGTTTCGTATTCTGTTAAAGAATCTCTAACTATTTTGGAAGAAGCATTAACTGCATTTCCAATGAAACTTAAAAATGCTGACTTATCTGCAATTAGTGAAGAACTAGAAAATTCAGTTAGTCCGGACCTTAAGTTTAAAATTGCAAGAAACTTATACTCTAGGTTAGCTCAATCAACTTGGTTAAATCCAATTTCTGAATTAAGAGAGTATATAATGGAATCATATAATAATGCTAAATGGGAATTTAGAATTAGTGAATCTATTGAAAGAACTGAAAATCAAAAAGGAAAATTAATGGAATCATTTAATTCTGATTTAGTTTCTTTATTAAATGAATCAGATGTAAAATCTAAATTTGCTGCTGTTGCTGCAAAACACCCATGGTCAATGGATGCTAAGCAAATAGTAAATGAAATGAATGCTGAAGATCAAAAAGTTGCATCTACTGCAAATGGTAAAGTTGTATCTGTTCTTTCTCCAGTATTAGAATCTGAAGAAGGATTAACATTCCACTTACATGGAAAGAATTATACTTATAATGGAACTGACATTACTGAAGCTAATGTAACTGATCCAAGATTCTTCGATGTATGTGAAGGTTTAAATATGTTCTCAAGAAATGCAAACATTCTTTCATTACATGGTGAAAATGGTAAATCATTAGAATACAATATTACTGAAGGTACTTTAACAATGGGTAAAGTTGATATGACTAATTATAGTATCATTGAATTAAAAGAAGCTTTATTAGCAACTAATTTCTCAGGGTATAGAAATCAATGGCAAAATGATAAAATCTGTAAATTCTTTGAATCTGTTGATTTAATCGCTGAAATGGATAATTTCACAACAGTACAAAATCAAGAATTCTTAGATGTATTTTTAACAATGATTGGAGTAAGTGAAGGTATTTACATTAATAAAGTAAATCCTGGAATGAACTTAAATGAAATGTCAAAAATTGATACTGCTACTGAAACTGTTGAAATAGTAAAAGAATTTATTAACTTTGATGTTTCTCCAATTCTTTCAGAAAGATTAATTGCTGAAGATAATGACAAAGCAATAGAAGAAAATAAAAGAAAAGATCTTACTGATTCAATTTCTTTCCTAGAAGAAAAGAAATCTGAAGTTGAAGCTGCTATTAAAAAGTTAGGTGAAACTGAAGAATTAACTGAAGCTTTAAATTTATTAGCCGAAGAGTTAAAAGGAAAAGAAAAAGAATTAGCTGATTCATATATTTCTGAAAAAAAAACTAAAGACGACTATTTAAATGATGGCTTCGTAGAAGCATCAGTTAAAAAAGCTGGCCAAGGTTTAAAAAAGAGACAAGAAGTATTAGTTAATGCTGAAGAGTATGCTTCTCTAGGTGATGATGATTTACTAAGTATTATAATTCCTAAAACAGGAAAGAGTATTGTACTTCCTAAAGAAGATTTAGAGGTTAAGATTTAATCTGTAAATACATTCTAGTTTAATATAATTAGAGGACCGATTGAAATTAAACAATCGGTCCTTTCTTGTATATAATAATAAATAAACAAATCTAATGGCAAGAAAAAGAAATTATTTAAATAATAGAGATCTCCTCGAACAGATTATTCAATCTAAAGAAGAAGGAGAATTAACACCTAAGGCTTTAGAATTCTTAATGCTATTAGCTGATAAATGTTCAAGAAAATTAACATATAGAAATCCAGAAGATAGGCAAGATTGTATTGCTTATGCTTATATGGATCTTTATAGATATTGGAGAAATTTTAATCCAGAAAAAAGTACTAATGCATTTGCTTACTTTACTGAAATAGCAAAAAGAGGATTTGCAAAAGGTTGGAATAAATTACATCCAAAGAAATATCACGGTACTGTATCAATTAATGGTAGCGCTGATAGCGAAGGAATTTATACAATATAGTTAATTGCCTATGAGCATTAAAAAGGTAAAACCTACTTCAAAGTCTGGATTTAAACAAGGTTATTATAAACCTAAATACCCTCAGAAGTATCGAGGAGAAGGTCCAATTATATATAGAAGTAGTTGGGAAAGAAAATTTTGTTATTGGTGTGATCATAATATGGATGTGATTTACTGGATATCAGAACCTTTCTCTATACCTTATTTTAATTTGTTAGACAATAAGTTTCATAAGTATTATCCTGATTTTTTCTTTAAGATGAAAAAGGGAGATGAAACTCAGGAATATGTAGTAGAAATAAAACCTAAGGCACAATTACAAAAACCTAAGGAACCAAAAAGAAAAACGGCAAAGGCATTAAAGAATTTTAAATATGCTTACGAATCATATGTAAGAAATTTGTGTAAAACAAATGCACTTAATAAGATGGCAAAAGAAAGAAATTGTAAAGTAATGTTACTAACCGAAGATTCAAAGTTATTCTAATGGCATTAGTAGGAGTATTCACAGAAGATTTAGATATTTACCTTACTGATAGTAAAGGAAGGAATCGTGCATCTAAACAATCACAAATAGATATACCTCGTATAGGGGCTAAAAGTGATGGAGTTTTAAATCCTGGTCAAATGTATAGTTTTTATTATTATACTAAAGATGAAGCTTTTTATGACACCCACCCATTAGTATTAGGTTTAGGAGAATCCGAAAATGGACACCAATTAGGTATTAATTTACATTATATGCCTTATGAAGCAAGAATACCTTTTCTAACTGAACTTACTGTATCATTACAATCCCAAATAGCTAATTTAACAAAAGGCCAAGCTTTAGGTAATCCTGATGCGCAAAAACCAATAACAGCATTTAAATGGGAATTTGTAAAAGCAGCTTATGGTAAAAAATATAATTTAACTTACTGTACAAGACAGTATATAATTAAGAAAATGAAAAATCCGTATGTACTAGGTTATGAAGATTGGTATGTAGGGGCTGTAAATAATGAAAGTGATTTTTATGGTGGTAACATAAACCAAGCACAATCATTATACTACAAGAATATATAAAATAATAAAAAATAAGAATATGGCAGGTTTTACAGATAGAAGAGGTCCTTTAAGTACAGGAAATCCAGTAAGAAGGCTTCTGAAAGATCTTTCTAATTTAGGAATGGCTTATGATGATATGATCATTCGCAATTCACGAGCAGTAGGTTTTACCGAAAATCAAATGGGTTATTCATTTAATCCAATGGGTTCAGATGGTGATGATATGTATGGTGCGTTTGCTGCGCTATCATTAACTGATACAAACTTAAAAAAGAATATTGCATTCTTTGATCAAGATTATGTTAGAAAAAGAGATCAACTTAGAACTTTTGCAGTACAAGATGAAATAGAAGATATCTTAGATGTATTAACTGATGAAGCAATTGTATTTGATGAATCAAATTACATGGCTTATGCAGAATTTAATGGGCATATTGGAGAATCAATAGAAGAAGAAATTAATGATGTATATAATAATATCTATAATTACTTCGGATTTAATGATATGGTTGCTCCGTGGAACTATTTTAGGAAATGGTTAATTGACGGATTTCTTGCGTTTGAAATAGTTTATAATGATAAGCAAACAGAAATTATTGGTTTTAAAGAATTAGATCCAATATCATTAATGCCAGGTATTGATACTGATGACGGTAAAAAAGTTTGGATTCAATATAAAGGCGAAGGCGCAAAGGAAAGAACATTGTGGGATTCTCAAATAATATACATTTCATATTCTTCCGTGAATTCTCCAATGAGAATATCTTATGTTGAAAGATTAATAAGATCTTTTAACCTTTTAAGAATAATGGAACACAGTAGAATTATCTGGGCTGTATCTAATGCTTCATTTAAAACACAATTTACAATACCTGTTGGTGGTAAATCTAAAACAAGAGCAAAGCAATCTCTAGCAACATTAATGAATTCATATCGTGAGGTTGTAGACTTTAACTTTGAGAGTGGTGAAATTCAAACCAACGGTAAACCAATGATGCCATTCAACAAAGAATATTGGCTACCTTCTAAAGATGGTGAAGCACCAGAAATTCAAACGATAGGTGGTGACGGTCCTGATCTTGGTGATACTGAATCATTAAAATACTTCTCTGATAAATTACAATTAGCTTCTAAGATACCATTCTCTAGGTTTGATAGAGAAGGTGGTAATACTTATGATATGGAAGCAAGTGGTATGTTAAGAGATGAAATTAAATTTGGTAGATTTATATCAAGGTTAAGATCTATATTTCAAGAAATATTAGTTAAACCTGTATATCTTCAAATGTGTCTTAATCACCCAGAATTAAAAAATGATATTGCATTTAAAGCAGGTTTAGGATTAAACTTTATGAAGGATAATGTATTTGAAGAAATGAAAGAAATGGAACTTCAGACTAAGCGTGTTGATTTTATAGGTAATATGAAAACACAATTAAGTACAATGACTGCTGATATGGAAGAAATACCATATTTTGATTTAGGATTCTTAATTAAGAGATATGGTGGATTTACACGTGATGATATTAAAGCCAATGCTCGAGCTAAGGAGCGTACTGAGTTAGAGGCAGACGGATATAAAGAAGAAGATATTGAAAAGATCTTATTAGGTGCTAATCCTAAAGATTTTAAGCCTGAGAAGAAATCTGATGGTATGGATGAAGACCCATTAGCTGGAATCTAAAAACTATCAAGAGTTATAATATATAAATCAAATAAACTAGAAAGATGTCAAATAAGAAACTTTTAATTCTAGAAAGATCTAAGTCTAATTTAAGTATGACAAAGGATGCCGATGGCTCTGTTGTCCTTGAAGGTGTATTTACTGAGATTGGAGTAAAGAATAAAAATAATAGAATTTATGAAGAAGCTGAAGTACTTCCTCATATCAATGAATTAAAGGAAAAAGTTAAAACTAACAAATTGTTAGGTGAACTTGACCACCCAAAAGATTTTGATATTAGCCTATCAAATGTATCTCATGTAATCGAAGATTTAGATTATGATAAAGATAAAAAACAGGTTCTAGGAAGAATAAGATTATTAAATACTTCAAAAGGTAAAGAAGCTCAAGCATTAATAGAAGATGGTATTCCATTACATATTTCAAGCAGAGCAGCTGGAACAGTTGATGAAGCCGGTAAAGTTAAAATTAAAAAATTCTTCACTTATGATTTAGTTGCAGATCCTGGATTTGAAAATGCTGAATTATCAAAAGTAAACGAATCTTATGGTTTTGGAGATACTGAAGGTTTATACATTTATGAAATGTCAGAAACTGAAGATGAAATAAATAAAACAAATAAAACAGATCTAACAATGGAAAATACATCAGACAAATTTGTAACTGTTGACGATTTTAATAAGTACACTGAATATGTAAAGAATACATTAGACAGTGTTAAGGAATCTGCAAATTCTAATAACGATGAGTTAATTGAAAAGCTAGTTAAATATACTGAGCATATTGCAGAGAAAGTAAATCAGGTTACTGATTATACTGAATACTTATCCGAAAATCTTGACAAGAGCATATCTCACTCTGACTACTTAGCAGAGAACATCGACAAAATTAAAAATTATGCTTCTTACTTAGGAGAAGAACTAGACAGTTCTATTCAATATACTGAGCATGTTGCTGAACAAGCAGATAAAGGAATTGCATATTCTAATTATTTAGGTGAAAGCTTAGATAAAGGAATTAAGTATTCTGAATATGTTGCTGAAAAGGTTGATCAAAATATTGCTTATTCTGAATACCTTGGAGAAAATGTAGATAAGAGTATTAAATATTCTGAATACATTGCAGAAAATGTAGCAGCTGTAGCTACTGAATCAATTAATGAAGAATCATCTGATCCAGTAATTGAAGAAGCTATTAATGAATCAGTTGAAATTAAAGAAGAAAAGAAATCTTATAAAGATACTATTAGTGAAAAATTAGAAAGTTTAATTTCTAAGGCTGAAGCTAAAAATGTTTCTGAAATGCACTTTATGAATTTCTTATCAGAATCTAAAAAGAATGAATTTGATTCTTTATCTGAAGATAAGCAAGGATTAATAGTTGAATCAATGAATAAAGATTCTATTATGTCAACTGTACAAGCTGAAAATGTTTGGGAATCATGTTTTATAGTAGAAAGAAAGGCAATTAACTTTATTGATGATATGCCATCAAAGTATTCTGATAAATGGAATTCTCTTTCCGAAAATAGAAAAGAACAAATTATTGCTGAATCTAAATTCCACTCTTTAAGTACTCCTTATGCTATTAATAACTTTTGGCAAACAAGAGATCTTAGAGATACTCAAATGAATTTAGAAACACTAAACGAAAGTAAAACTGCTGCTGAAGCTGCTCAAACAAAATCTGAGCCATTATTAAATGAAAGCTATTCAGCAGATTTAATCGAAAAAATGAAATTCAGATTAAATAGATAATCATTTAATCTAAACAATATAATCGAATAGTCAAGAAGAAAAGGACTCAGGCGATTAGAAACGGAATATTAATAGTATTCCACAAAATGCGAAAAATAATTTTTTAAAATGTACGCAAATCAATTAATTAACGAGGCTGAGGTTCAAAAGACTTGGGGACCTGTTATTGAGGAAAGTACTGGTATAACTGAAAAGTCTAAATTGGCTTGGATGTCTAAATATTGCCACTACCACAACCTTAATGAGAGTGTTTACAATACTGTACACCTTAACCCGAACATGAATGTTCAAAGTATGGGGAACGTAACATTGCCAGGAAACCCTGGATCAATGAATGCTTTCCCAGCACAAGCTGCTGGATCTGGTGACAGACCTTTTTCTTTGCTACCACTTGCAATGCAAGTAGCTGCTCAGACTGTAGGTTTAGACTTAGTACCTGTAGTACCAATGCAAGGCCCAATGGGAGTTTTAACTTACCTAGACTTTGTATACGGTGGAGGTAGAGGATCAGGAGCTCCTATTAACGGCGCCCTAGATACTGTAGCTTCTCCATTAATGATCAAAGTAGGATGTACTCCTGGCGCTGGTTTTGCTTTTACAGTAAACGATCTAATTTATGTAGATACTGCTGCTAATATTGCAACTGGTACTTCTGGTGGATCTTACGAATTAACTTTCGTTGGAACTTCAAGAATTGACGGTTTAAATATCTTCAGAGTAAGAGCTAACACAACTGTACTTGATGCAAATGGTGTAAACAGTGGATTTAACTTCGCACAAGGTGCTGAGACTGCTGCTGCAACTATTTATAATTCAATTGTAGCTGGTGGTAACTATCACGGTTTAGTTGCTGGTACTGCACTTGGTGTTGTATTAGCTGCTGGTAACGTTGCTGGTACTTTCACTAACCCTACTAGCTTAGGATTAGTTAAAGCATTAGAGGATCATATTTCTGGTTTCTCTGGTAACGCTTTCCAACCATCTAATGACCCTGCAACTGGTGGACCTGCTTTTGCAACTGAGAATATTAACGGTTTAGATCCTTACCAAAGAGGTGTAGGTGAATCAACTGTTGATAACATCATGGGACTTAGCTTATTCAACAAGTCTATAGCTGCTGAAACTTTCCAAGTTGCTGCTGCTGTAACTAGAGAGCAAGTACAAGACCTTAAGCAATTCGGTATCGATGCAGTAGCTCAAGTAGAAGCTGTATTAGTAAACGAATTGACTCAGTCAATCAACAAGTACATCTTGGACAGAATCTTTAGAAACGGTGTAACTAACAACGCACAAGTTGCGGCTGTAAACGGTACACAGTTATCTCAACAATTTGACCAAGCAGGTGCTGTTGCTACTGCAATTGCATTAGGACCTAACAACACTACAAACGTTAACCAAAATGCTGCAGGACTTCCTGCAAACCAGACTAACGTTCTTGGTGGTGGTAATGTACAAGGTACTTTACAGAGAAGAATCTATACTAAGATTCTTGCTGCAAGTAACTTAATTGCTACAAGAGGTAGAAGAGGACCAGCTACTTTCGCTGTAACAGGTGGAGAAATGGCTACTGCTCTTCAATCAGTTGCTGGATTCGTTGCATATCCGTTATCAAATACAGTTAATCAAGCTGGTGGATCTTTATATCCAATCGGTGCGATCGCTGGGGTAACTATTTATGTTGATCCAAACAGAGCCTTCAATGACTATACAATTGCTGTTGGTCGTAAAGGTGATGGTAACTCACCTGGTTTAGTATTCATGCCTTACTTAATGGCTGAATCAGTAGAAACAATCGCAGAAGGAACTATGGCTCCTAAAATCGCGGTTAAATCTAGATTCGCTTTAGTAGACGCTGGATTCAATCCTGAATTAATGTATTACACAATGAACTTTACGTTCACTGGTTGTTCTATTATCTAATAATAGTTTAATACTTTATATTAGAAAGCCACTCTTCGGAGTGGCTTTTTTGTTCTTACATCTCTAATATATAAAAAAAATCAAATAATATAATGGCAAAGTTAAAAACATATAATGAATTTGTTAATGAAGCTATAGCGGATGTAATTAAAACTCCAGTTAAGTACGTTAAGATTAAAAACAATTTAAAGAAGTTTCAAAAAGCTAAAGTAGCACAAGCACTTAATGATGTAGACTTTGCTAAAAGAAAAGCTAAAGGTGCAGGTGATTTATCTGCAAAACAAAAAGAAGTATTAGTTCAAGCTAACAAAGCTAAGAATGCAGCTCTTGCTGATACTACAGCTGCTGTATCTCAAAGAATGAAAGATTTAGCTACAACTCCAATATTAAAAAAGGTTGTAACAATAGGTACTACAAAATCTAGAATGGCTGCTAATAAAATTGCATTAAAGTCTGCTACTGGTGAAGAAGCTAAACAATTAAAAATAAAAGCTACTGAATTATCTAAAAAAGCTAGCAAAGCAACAGGTGAATTAAAAGATTATGAATCTACTGCTGCTAAGAAAGCTGAGAAACCAGCTGTACAGGAAATGCCAGAAGATAAAGCAAAAGAACAAATATCCGCATTAAGAGATCAAAGAAAACCTCTGATTGATTCAGCATCGTCTGAAAAGGATCCAGCAAAGAACGCTGCTATACGAGTTAAGATAGAAGAAATTAACGTTAAAATAGCTGATCTTGAAGGTGAAGGCCAGGCAGAAGCAAAAGAGGATCTTGCTGCTGCTAAAGAAAAATTAACTAAAGCAACTGGGGGTGGTAAAAAACTATCAGCTGCTGAAGAAAAGAAAGCCGAACAAAAACAAAAGCTAGGTGATCAAATCGGCAAAGCAATGCAAGCTATCGAAAAAGCTAAAGCTGAAGGTAAATCTGAAGAAGCTGAAAAGGCAAAGGCAGTAGAAAAATTAAATTCTGTTAAAGGTACTGAAGAAGAAGGTGCTGCATCTAAAGCAGTAGCTGCATTTGCAACTGCTAAAAAATCTAGGGAAGATGCTATTAAAAAATTACAAGACAATATAAAAGATTTACAGAAACAACAAAAAGAATTAAATGAATCAGTAGAACCAGAATCTTTTGAATATGTAGCAGAATCTGTATCCGAGAAATTTGCAAGATTAAGACCAAACCTGTAAAAATAATTATTAATATGAAATGTGATTGTAAAGTATGTAACTGTGGTTCATCATGTGATTGTACGTGTTGCAACTGTTAAATTAAAACCTTATGTATAAAGTTCGTAAAATAAACTTTGGATGGTATAAAAGGCGGTATGGTATTCTTCTAGAAAACCTGCCGCCTTTGAAGCAAAAATTGCTTTTAAATAACCGTCATATGAAATGGCTTAATTCTGATACTCAAGCTTTTGAGGTTATATTTAAAGTAGAGGATATGAATGGCCATGAAAAGAATGTTAATAAAGCTATTTGGAATCCTTTTAGAGAAACCTTCACTACTCTTAAAGAATTAGAAAAAGATGCAGATCTTATTGACTGGAATTGTGGAATATGTAAAGTTCCTATTAAATCTAGAATGGATTCTAAAAAGGTAGAGAATTTTGTTTGTAGTAAATGTTCTAAAGCCCATAACTCACGGAACAGAAGTGTAGATGGTAGAATTATAGATACATCAATCAAATTTACTAAACACTGTAAACACCTCCTTAAAAAAGAACAAAGAGAGTTTATGACTTATGCTAAGAGATCATCTAAAGCTTAATGCATGTTCTATTGTAATCTTAGGAAATACATTTAATCTACTATAGGATGTCGCGTTAAACACATGCACACCTTTAGCTCTTATTTCTGAATTAAGTTGGTCAAAGCCTGGCAAAAACTTTTCTTTATAAATATGATCACCTGCACCCTTTGTAGGATAACCATCATGAAAGTGAGTAATTTTTCCATCGTTAGCCATATCAAAACCTAATAAGATAATTCGTGATGCACCTAAATGATATGCAAGATTTATAGCAGCATAACCACTATTAAAACCATGAGATAATGATTGAGGATCTTCTTCTAGGCCATAAGGTTTTCCTTTCTTTAATACTTGAATATCATGAGTATATTGAGATCCTGGTTTTAATGCAAACTTTAAACCTTTGTAACTATCCACTTCATTTTTAAACCATGTATAAAATCTACCATCAGTCCAATAAAGAACATCTGCTGTATTATGATAAATGATAGCTTTATTAATTGCAATTGTTCTGCAACCTTGTAATTGTTGAAAATTAAAGTTTTTTAATGAAGGACCTCCTCCAATGATATAAATAGTTTCACCTGTAAATAATTTAGGAACAGTTGAGTATTTAACAACAAGATCATTCACACCTAAAGCAGAATTTCTTAATTGCATATTTTTAGAAACATTTGCAGCTATAGCCTGATTATTTGTAGTTCTTACTGGAGCATTATTTTCATTTCTTCGCTGTATGTTAGTTCTATGTATAATTGCCTGTGGTTCTTGAAAAATCTTCCTAACAGTACGTCGCCTTTGCATTATCTTATTCTCTTTTAATATTTATTCATAATGTAAACAATCTTATTTTTTTACATATAAAAATAAACAAATTCATGCGGAACATACAAAACATTTTACTTACTGAAAAATATCGCCCGAAGGTATTAGAGGATTTAATAACACCTAAAAGAGTAGGTGAGAAGCTAAGTAAAGGGGTTTATCAACATTTATTGCTACACGGTAGTCCAGGCACCGGGAAAACATCAGCAGCTAAAGTATTAGTTAAACATTTTAAACACCCTTATCTTTACATTAATGCGTCCACTGATACTTCAGTTGACATTGTGAGAAATAGAATAACAGATTTCTGTGCTAACCGCTCAATTATGGATGAGCCAGGAAAAATGAAAGTAATTATACTTGATGAGATTGATGGTGTATCGGATCAATTTTTTAAAGCGCTAAGAGCTACGATGGACCAGTTTGCAACTAATGCAAGGTTTGTAGCAACATGTAATTATATTAATAAAGTACCAGATCCAATTCAATCAAGGTTTGAAATGATTGATTTTGATTTTTCTAAAGAAGAAGAAACTGAAATAATGAAAAGTTACATTATGAGGATTCTTAAAATTTGTAAAGATGAAGGGATTAGTATTGATAAACATGCAGCTGTAGAATTAGTGAAAAGAAAATTTCCAGATTTAAGAAATATGTTAAATCAATTACAAGGTTTTCAATCACAAGGTAAAGATAAAATTACAGTAGAAGATATTAAACAATTTAGTTCTGTATATAGAGATATTTATGATTTGGTTATAGATGGAGAAGATCCTGTAAAGAATTATCAATATATGTTATCTAATTATGCAAATAGGTCTGATGATGTTCTATCTTCTTTAGGAGCAGAATTTATAGATTTTATTCAACAAGAAAGAGAATCATATATTCAATTCATACCACAAGTAATTATAACAGTTGCTAAATATCAATCTCAAAGACAACAGGTAATTGATCCTGCAGTATCAATGCTTGCTTGTATTTATGAACTGCAATCAATATTAAATGGAGTATGAGAGCACAATTCTTAGAAGCACTAATAAAACGATTTCCTAATTATATGGAATTAGGAGCAGCAGTTAGAAGATATTACGATTTAAGACAATCTAAATTACCTAAAGAGGAATGTGAAGAAATTGTTTTAAAATCTTCTTTCAGTAATAACTAAAATTTGTTATATTTATATTAAATACAATAATATGAGAAAAACAGGAAGGCATACGTTCGTAATAGACGGTAATTATTTTCTTTTTAGAACATTATATGTTTTACCTAGAAAATCAAAAAAGACAGAAATGCTTGGCACTGATGAAGATGCAACTGTCTTTATGAGAAAGCTTGCAACAGATTTTGCTTATCAAATTAGATTATTCGAAGGTCTGATTGATAAAGTTGTATGGACTATTGATTCAAGATCATGGAGAAAGGATTTTTATCCAGAAGCAGAATATAAAGGTAATCGTAAACAAGACAGTTCAATTAACTGGGCAAACTTTTCAAAGGTTACAGAAGAATTTACACAATTACTTATTAAGCAAGGAGTTATTTATTCCAAAGTAAATGGTGCAGAAGGCGATGATCTAATGTATGCATGGAATACAGAATCATTAGCAAATGATAAATCTGTTATTATGTTTACTGGTGATAAAGACTTAGTTCAATTAGTAAATAAAAGTCAAAATAATAATACCCATACAATATTATTTTCACCAGCTCATAAAAAATTATATACTTATCAAGGTTTTTCTGAATGGTTAACTACCGAGGAAAAAGAAACAACAACAGATTTATTTGATGTACTGAAAGAATCATCAACACCAGAATCACAATCTAAAAAACTACTTTCATCTATTATATCCAAAAAGAAAGTTTCAGTTGTAGAAGTAGACCCTGAGGATTTCCGTTTCCGAAAGGTTCTGACTGGTGATTCTGGTGATAATGTACCACCTGCATATTGGCATATATCAGCACCTAAAAATGGTAAACCTAGAAGGTATGGTATTAGTGAAGCAAAAGCATCTGCTATCATTCAAGAATTTAAGGATAAGCATGGTTCATTATCTCATATGTATTTATATGATGAAGGTTATATTACTGATTTAGCTAATATTCTTATTAGGCATATGAAAGCTAAACATATGAGCAGAGAGCAAATTATATCAAACTTAAAATCCAATGTTAATCTAATGGTTTTGAGTTCTCATACAATACCAGAAGGTATTTTAGATGAAATGTTTCAATCCGTTGAGTCTCAAATAAATATTAATGAATTAGTACTACCTAATGTATCTACTATGAAAAAAATAGTTGAAGGAACTAAATATGATGGAGATGATAATTCTGCATTTAAAGCTAGTTTCTTTAAAGGAGATAATGATGATTCTGATGATATGTCATTTATAACTAATAAAACAACAAAAGGAAAGATATTCTAATATGATAATAAAATATAAAATACTTTTATGTTTACTTACTCACCACAGGATTGATAAGTTAAAAAGATTAGTAAAATCTGTTGAAAGTCTTTACCCCGATCCGTCAATTGAAATAGAACCAGTAATTGTAGTAAATACTTTAAATGACGAACATTGGGAAGCGGTACTAAAAGAAAAGTTTCCCTTTAAAGTTGTTAGAACTGAAAGCAACGGAAAGCCTGGTAAGGGTAAAAATTCATGCAGAGATTTATTTTTAAACAGTGATGCAGATTTTGTTTCTCAATTAGACGGTGATGATTGGTTATATCCTACATTTGCTAAATCAATAGCTCAACATATTTTACACTATCCTAATTTAGATGTATTAGGGTTGCACCCATTAGATGTAGTTGATCATTTACAAAGAGGAGGTCACCATTTCCAAGTAGGAGATAAAAATCAATACTGGGGATGTGTATGGGGTTTATCATTATGTAAAAGGCCTGATTATGGTCCAGGTGAAGCTCATTGGGTAAATCATGAACATCCTGTAAATTTTGATAGAGTATTATTACAAAGTAAAACATCAGCAGTTGAAAGAATGGATGAAGATATACCAAATGGGGAAGATCATTTATATTCTATTCAGTTACTTAAGTTGCACCAAGAAAGAAAGATTAGATATTTTATAACAATGTCAAGTGACTTATATATAAGTGATGGAACTTTGGATGATAATATACAAAAACAACATCCATTTGCTCCACACGTACAAACTATGAAAGATGCAATGCTTAAATTAGTTAAACCATATAGATCCAGCCAAGAAGAGCTACCTGTAATCTTTAATGATCTTTTAATCACTCATGAAGAAAAGGCTGTTTATATTGCAGAAAGTTTTGTTTGGGATAAACTTTAAACAAACACAATAACACATCATATAAATAATAAAAGGTAATGAAATTATTTGATTACATAAAGGTCTTGTTTGGTCGAGATCAGCAATGGGATAAATTAAAAGGATATGATAAATCTAAAAATTCATTTATGACAAATAGATTTATGAGTATTAAATTTCCTATACAAGCAAATATGTTTAATGCACTGAAGATTGATCCAGTAGGACAAGCAGAAGCATGGAGAATGGTTGCATCAAAATTTAATAGAGTACCTGGATTTATTTATACTAAAACCAAAGCCTCTAAGAAAATAAAAAAATGGGATCCTAATCCTGCTGCTTTAGAAATGTATCTAAAGATTAATGAAATAGGTGAACGTGATTTTAAAGAAGCAATGAAACACATGCCATCTGAAATTAAAAATGCAATAAACGTATTAGAAAAACAGATGAGTAATGATGTTAGTTGATAATAGATTTGAATTAGAAATACCAACCCATATTGCATTTACTTTATATAAGAATGATTATGTTGATAACTTAATTATTTCTAAAGTAAAAAAGGAGTGCAAAAACAAATCTAAAAAAGATAATGAATTTATAGTATCTTTAGATGGTTTTAGAAATGCAATTACAAAATCCACATTCTTAAGAGCAGAGTTAAAGAAAACTTTAGACCAGGACATGTTGCCTAATCCTAACTTTAAACCTAACTCTATTTTCTTTTTGCAATCCATAATTAATAGATTACCTAATTTAGATACTATAACATTTAAGATATCAGATGAAAAAGTATTTTCAAGATTAGTAAAGGTTGATGGTGGTAGAGAAATAGTAAGTTTTCATTTTAATATAATTGAAGGAACTTTTGATCTTACTCAGATTTTAGATAGAGAACAGTTAGATACTTTTAATAAAAGATTTATGGATGTAGGTATTATGAAAAATAAATACTTAGAAAGAATTCCATATTTTTATATTAAAGCCCAAACTTTATTTGATATACTTTCAGAAATGGATGAAGCTCAAGTTTTAGATGCCTTTGAAATTATAACTTCGGTAGATCCAAAGATAGAGGAGGATGATCCGGTGCTTTTGGTTAAGACTGACTATACACCGTATTAGAACATGAATATATAAACAAAATATGTTTGTATATGAAAAAGATAATTAATTGGGTAAGCGGCCTTTTACGAGATGAAAAAGGTACACCGTCTTCAAAAAGATTTATTGGTATTACAGCAGGTTTATCCTTATGCGGAGCATTATTTATTAATCTTTACACCGAACACCCCGTTGAACCTACTCTTGTTAATGCAGTAGCGGCAATATGTATCGGTGGTTTAGGCTTAGCTTCTGCTGATAAGATTTTTGGTAAGAAAAAACCTATTGGAGAAGACCAACAAATAAATTCATAAAATGGCAGTAACTGGATCAAGTACAAATGCTAATGGCGATCAGTTATTAGTTAGTCTTAAAACACCTTATGAAAATGTAGTAGAAGTTCTTGGCTTTACAGATTCTATTACAGGTGAAACTACCGCTTGTTATTATAACAAAGATTTTAGGTGGGGTATTGATGGTGTACAGTATTCAGATTGGGTTACACTTAGTGATTCTAATTTAGAAGCATTGGTGTTAAATCCTGCAAATAAATTTTGGATTCAATATAGATATACACAAGTTGGTGATTGTACATTAACTTTTAATTCAATCGCATTAGAGATTGTATATGATGGTGGAGTAATATGCAAAATACCACAAATAGATTGCGGAGGTGTTGATGGATGCTCAGGTGCATTAAATTTAGCATTTGATTGTTGCGGTGATACATGGAATCCTTATGATATATCTAGAGCTGGCCAAATGTACACCCAATTATCTGCAATGGCAAGTAACTTATTTGGATTTTGTGTTGACTATTATAAAACAAAAGCAGACCAAAGAAGTAGAGATGTTATCCTAAAAGAATATTCTCTATTTGATGTTATTAAGGAAGGTGAAGTTAAAATCATGATTCCTGATAATGAATTACCTACTAGAGATATAAACTTTAATCCATTAATGATGGATTTTCCAGTTCAATTTGAAATTCATATTGTAAAATCTGCGTTTGAAGCAGTCTTTGGTATTGGTTCTAAACCTCAAATGAGGGACTATTTATATTTTAAACAATTTATGAATAGAATGTATGAGGTTGATGCAATTGCAGAGGCTGATGATTTTATGTATACTGGATCTTATTGGAGAGTAAGCCTAGTTACATATCAGCAAAGAACTAATGTTGGTTTTGAGGATACTGCATTAGGTGATGCTGCTGAAGTTTCAACTAAGGCATTAGTTTCAAATGTAGAAGATAAATTTAGAGTTGAAAGAGAAAATGAATTCAAGGATGTTAGAAAACCTAATGAATATAATACTATAGGTAGCCAATCAAATGATTATGTAAGAAGATCTCTAAATAAAAAGATGACTATTACAGAGGAGAATGTTTACAATCAATGGACAATCATTTCTAAATATCATTATGCGCTAGGAACATTAGCTAAAGATACAATAGGAGTAAAATATAGATATACGGGTGGATGGACTGATACTGATAATAGAGCATTTACATTTTGGTTTAGACCTCAATATAAAAAGCCTATAGGTAAAAATGTTTTAATAACACAGATAAGCAATAATGCAGGATTTCCTATGATTACTACACCAGGATTACCAATAGGTGGTACTGAAGGAATTGTAGCAGGTGATTGGATAGCTATTAGAGGAACTACTTCATATAATGGAATTCAATTAGTTAAATCTGTAGATGTGGCAACTAAAACTTTGACATTAGATACGCCATATATTGATAGTACTATTACTAACACTGCCAAATTAAATAAAGAAGTAAGTAATACATTTATTCAATATGATGATTATGAAAGAAGAACTCCTGTAACATCTCATGTTCAATTTACATATACTACAAATTGGTTTATAATTAAATTAAATGATGTTTATTATAAATATGATTTGTCTAAATCTACTGTTAGTTTTTTAAAGGGTGAATGGTATGCTGCTGTTATTAACTTAAATCAATTAGCTAAACAATTATCATTATTTTTATATAATACACCAGAATTAACTGGTGCTATTAATCCAGATAAAACAGCTGATTTAAATAACATTTATATAAACACACAAACAGTTCCAGCAATAACAGTTCCTGAAGGCTATGCATGGAAATTATTAGGGTGTGAAAGTGATTTAACCAATATCAGAATATGGAGTGAACCAATAGAGGTAGAATTACAAGAATTAATTTTAAGTCAATATGTAGTAAAAGATTCTCACTTAGCTTTATTATTAGATAATGCTTCTCCAGAATTATTATTACCAACAGCTACTAACCCAAGATAACTTGGAATATATATTATAAATTTAAGGTATAATGAAAGAATCATCGAAAGGTAAATTTCGTGATAGTTTAGGAGATTTATTAAATGATCTACCAGATGAGGTAGAAGGTTTAGAAAATAATTCCGAAGAACTACAGCCAGTAAAAATAGATAGCGGACAAGGTGCTGCTTTAGTTAAGGCTAAGACAAAGGCTGAAAAGGTAATGAATAGTTTATTAACTTTTTATTTAAGTGAAGAAATTATTGCAGAGCATGAATACATTAGAGCAAAGGCTCAATTAGATGAATCTGCATTATCTATGTTAATAAGACAAATGCAAAATAGTGAAACTGCTATTACCTTATTAATGGAAACAATACATGAAGGTGATGTATCACCAAGAATGTTTGAAGTACTTAGTGATTTACAAAGAACTCTTTTGGATATTATTAAAAGCCAAACCATGTATATGGTAGCTATCGAAGAGAATGCTAAAAAGATATCTCGTGATGTAGATGTTTATCATAGCACAGAAAGTTCAACATCCAATAAACAAAGTGGTATTAAATCTAGAGGAACAAAAGATTTAATGAGAGCTTTACAAGATACAATTAAAGAAGAAGATATAGAAGACGTCGATGGAAATGAAAATGAAGAATGATTATCTGTTAATTCAGGAAATCGAACAACAAGAAACTAAAACAGATTCAGGAATTATAATACCTGTTGAGAAACATAATCGCCAAGCAAAGATTATTAATGCTGGTGATGCAGAGTATTTAAAGGCTGGAGATGTTATATTAAAAAATATGGGCAAAGGTACAATGTTAACTTTAAATAATACAGAATTTGAAGTAATACATATTAACCAAATAATTGCCGTAGTAGAAGATAATGGCTAAACCACAAGCAGAATCAGCAGGATTTGAATTTAAGATATCGAAAGGTGCTGAGTCTTTTGCGTGGACTAGTCATAAAGTTGAGCAATTAATGCTGGCTATTGATGAAGGTTATAAACCAAAGTCTACACCTTTCTATGAAGGTAATCCTAATTTAAGAAAAGGTAATATTGTATTTAATTATACTGATGAAGAGATAAGAGAAATTAAAAGGTGTGCAAAAGATATTGTTTATTTTGCTAATACTTATTGCACTGTAATGACGGATGAAGGTTTACAGACAATTGAACTAAGGCCTTACCAAGAAAATATGTTAAGGCAATTTCAAGCTGAAAGATTTAATATATGTTTAGCAAGTAGGCAGGTTGGTAAAACAATATGTTCATCTATTTTTATTGCATGGTATTCGGTATTTAATTTTGATAAAAATTCGCTAATACTTTCAAATAAGGGTGCTACAACAAGAGAGATTATTGATAAAGGTAAAACTATATTAGAACATTTACCTTTCTTTATCAAGCCCGGTACACTTAAATGGGATGTGTTTAATTCCAAGTTTGATAATGGTTGTAGAATCATAGGTCAGACAACAACTAAGAAAGCAGCAATTGGTTTTACTATTCATTTATTATTTATGGATGAGTTTGCTCATATACCTGCAAACTTTGTAAATACCTTTTATGAAAATGTTTATCCAACGGTGTCTGCATCTACAAACTCTAAAGTAATAATAACTAGTACACCTAATGGTTTTAATAAGTTCTATGACATCTATACAGCTGCTGATAAAGGATTAAGTGAATATACGCCATTCCGAGTTGATTGGTGGGATGTACCTGGAAGAGATGACGCATGGATGAGACAAGAGGTTGCCAACTTAGGAAGTGATGAAGCATTTAATAGACAGTATGGAAATCAGTTTATAGCAAGCTCTTCATTATTATTAAGTGCAGCTAGTTTAAAAAAGTTAACACAAGGCCAAATAGAATTTGAACATAAAGAGATACCAGAATTTGATGATGCCGAAATTGATTACTCCGGTTTACTATGGCAACCTAATTTTAATTTAGATGAAATAGAAGAAGATTATAATTATTGGGTATTCTCGGTTGATATAGCAGAAGGTACAGGTGGAGACTTTTCAGTTATTAATATTTTTCAGATTAAGATGCTAGATGAAAAGGATTGGAAAGGTGTAACCACGCCTGGAAGTTTTGTTGACTTTTTTGGTATTAGTCAAATAGGAAGATTTAGAAGTAATTCTCATACCATAGAAGAATTTGCAAAAACACTATACATTTTAGCATTTGATTTATTTTACTCAGAAAATGTAAAATTAATTATAGAATGGAATATGTTTGGTGGAGAATTAATAAAAAGAATGGAAACTGTATTTCCACAGAGAAATGAATTTGATGAAGAAAGTGTTGTTAAATTTAAACATAGAGTTGATGCCAAAACAAAACAATTTGGCCTTAAAGTAAAAAAAGATAATAAACCTATTTTCTGTCAAAACTTTAAAAAATATATTTCTCAAAATAAAATTAGCATTTATGATAAAGATACTGTAAAAGAATCATCAACCTTTGGTAAACTCCCAAATGGATCATATGCAGGCCAATTAGGTAATGATGATTTAATTATGACTTGTATAAATAGTTCTGAGTTCTTTACTACATTAGATTTTTCAGATTTTGTCGAAGAGATTTATGATGAGATAGATCCTTCTATTCAAAATAAGATAGAAGAAATTCTAGAAAAAGATTCAAAGGGTGGGAATCTAAATTTTGATATCTATGACTTAGTATAAAAAGTAGTTACTTGGTAGATATATAAAAAAACAAATAAACAAAAAAAATATATTATAAGATGGCACTAGATCCAAAAATAGCTTCTCTTAAAGCTGCAGGAACATATAGGTTTGAATTTGATAAAAGTCAAGTCGTAAGTATACCTGCAAATCAAACTCGATTGGTAGTCGGTTTTTCTAAGACAGGCCCGTTCAATACACCCGTCTTTGTTCCCGATACTTCTTTCTTTAAACAAGTATACGGTGATATAGATAGAAATTTAGAAAGAAAAGATTCTTTTTTCCACAGAAGCTGTTTATCAGCTCTTGAAAGAGGTCCTATTCTTGCTCTTAATTTATTAAGCTTAGATGCTACTGATAAAGTTAATGCTGTTCGTTTTGCAACATCTGCAACACCAGAGGCACAAGCTAATATAGGAGCAGACTATGAATACGCAAAATTTTATAACAGAGATAAATTTTGGTTTCCATCAACATCAGATTTTTTAACTAATGTTGGGGCAAATCAAGATGTATTAAGTTCATTAACAGTAAATGATTTATTAGATGTTACTAACTTAGGACAAAATCCTATATCTGTAATCGCTAAAAAATCTGCTGCAACAAACGTTTTACCTTATCAAGTAACTGTTGAGGAATGGTATGGTGCTGCAAATGTACCAGGTTTCTTAGATAAAGATAGTTTAATATCTGACTTCTTTGTAGATATCTTTGTATTAAAAGGTAACTTCGGTGGAGACTTTAGTACTACTACTCCTTATTCAAGGTTTAATTCAGATCCATTATTTCAAAAGTATTTTGATCCAACACAAGGATTAAAAAGAAAAAAGTTTGCAACTGATTCTACAGATACATTATTACAAGAATTCTTTAATGAAACTGAAGTAACACTACAAGCAACTTATACTGCATGTTTAATTCCGGATTTTGTAGATTTATTAGGTAATAACCTTTTCGTTGAAAAAGTTGTTAATGCTGATACTGCAAGTACTGGATTATTTGTTACTGTAAATGAAGATTTATTTAGTGGAGATATTTTAATAGATGGTGTACCTGGAGGAATTGATATGATAGGACACAATATTGAATATACTCAGGCTACTTCAATCCAAGATGATGTTAATTTCTTATCATACGGTGGATCAATTGTTTCTGACTTATCTTATGCAAGAACACAAACCTTATCTACAACTGTAGTTAATTCAGCAAGTACAATAACTACTTCTGTTCCTACTGCTGGAGGTATACAAATACAACTAGTAAATACTGATGCTACTAAAGATGCTATCTGGGATGCATTCTCAGGAATGAGAGCAAATACGTCTTCATTAGTAGGATCATTTATATATGATACTGTAACTACTGAATGGGTACCAGTAACATCTGTACAAACTGTAGGTAATACTGTAACTGTATTATTATCAGATGTAGGTTCAACACAATTAGCAGATTTTCCAACAGGTGCTGCTGCAAGTTATACTTATATTAATGAAGCTGACTTTGGATTTGTAAGAAATACAAATGTAAGTGGTGGAGCTGCTGGAATTATTGGTTCTTATGGATCAACATTACAAAAGCAATTTGCTAACGGTACTTTAACTGATGGTGATGAAGCAGTTTACAAAGATGCATTAGGAACTTATACTTCTTATTTAGCAATGAATTCTATAGACTTTGGATGGATTATTGATGGAGCTGGGGCAACTGCTGCAGGAACTAAGAAAGCAATATCTGATCCAGCATATTATTTACCAGCTGTAAGCATTACTCCTTATGAACAAGATTCATTTACTACATTAACGCCACAATCTCAATTTACAATTGATAGCACAGGGCAATTTATTAAGTCTGATGGTACGGCATTATGGCCAGTAAATACTTTAGGTGTACAAACACTAAAAGGTGCTCTTAACCTTACTGTAGATATTATAGGTGATTCATTAAACGAACCAACATTAAAGCCAAATGAAATTCTTATTGCAACAACTTCACCAGAACTTGCTGATATTGTTGTAGGAAATTATATGGTACATTTTGAAGGTTCTGCTACAATACCACATTCTAGGTTAACAAGAATAAACATTGTAGAAGGTGGATTAACTCCTTCGGAATATGCAATTATTCCTGCAGGAACAACTGCCATTAAAGTAACATGTCAATCTGAGGTTAGTGTAACTGCACAAGGTGCTTTAAAAACAGTAGAGGTTTATTATCCAATTGATTCTTGGGTAGATTACCTTAATGTATTTGAATTACCTGGGTTTGCATTAGATTCAACTAAACATGTACCTGATGGAACAAATTCTAGACAGAATAAATGTTTAAGTCCAATATTAGGTGGAACTAATTTATATAAAGCTTTAATCGACAGAGAAACAATTAACTTCCGTTATGTAGTAGATACTTATGGAAATGGAATTGAAGCAAACTGTAAAGCTATTTATACAAATTTATGTATGAGTAGAAAAAATGCATTTGCTATTGTAAATTCTCCATCAGCTAAAGACTTTAAGAAAAATACAGATCCAAGTTTCTCTGATGCAACTGGAGGGTTATCCTCTAAGTTTATATCTGAAGGTGGAAACCTTGCACTGAATCCAACAATTAGATTCTCGTTACCTGCTGCAACAAGCGGTGGTTCATGGGGAGGGTATTATTATCCATTCTTAACTGTTAGAGATTTAGGTAAGAACATAAGTGTACCACCTGCAGCATATGTATCAAATAACTTTATTCTTAAATATGAAAACGCATTACCTTGGTCAATCGTAGCAGGTGTAAGACGTGGAGTAATAGGTGGAAATGGAGTTGTAGGATTAGAGATTAATCTTGACCAAGAAGACAGATTCTTCCTAGAGCCATTCGGAATCAATCCAATTGTATTCCAAAGTGGAACAGGACCAACTATCTTTGCAAATAAAACTGCTCAGCAAGTTCCAAAATCTGCTTTAAGTTCAATTAATGTTAGAGAGGTTGTAATTTACATCCAAGATGGTATTGAAGCAATTCTTAAAAACTACTTATTTGAATTTAATACAGCTCAAACAAGATTAGAGATTAAAACATTAGCTGATAACTTCTTAGCAACTGTTCAAAATGATGATGGTGTTTATGATTATAGAAATATAATGGATGAAACCAATAACACACCAGAGGTCATTGATCAAAATGTAGGTATCCTAGATACATATATTGAACCAACGAGAGGAATGGAAATTCTTGTACAAAGAACAACTATTTTAAGAACTGGTGCAATTAGTACAGGAAACTTTCAATAAGAAGTAACTAAAGACGAATATATAAAAAAACAAATAAAATATGCCACTACCACATTATACCCAATCAAGGGCCAGTAGCCAAAGGTACGAACCTATTCAGCCTAACCTATTTGAGGTGACTGTATTTTCACCACTAGGGGATGATACGGGTTTAATCTTAGAGCAAGTAAAATCAATCGGAGGATTAAATAACTTAAATCCATCTATTGATGCTATAAATCAAAAATATAAGTTTGCTGATAGATCTTATGCAGGTATGCCAGCTCAGACGTTTGTTGATTTAACCATGAACTTTACTCTTAATTTGAATGAAGCTAATGAAAACTACATTTATAATACTTTCCGTAATTGGAATAACTTAATCTATGATCCATTAACTGGTGAAATGGGATTAAAGAAAGATTATATAGGAAGTATGATTGTAGTTCAATATAACAGAGCAGGTGATATTTTCAGAAAGATTACATTTAAAGATGTATTCCCAACTGGACAACCTGATTTTGTGGATGAATTGAATTATGAAACTCAAGATGCAGCTGAATTAACAATGACTTATCGTTGTGATCACTGGGTTGAAGAGAACGTAGGAGCATAAATTTTAAATATTAAACTGGGAATATTAAAGTATTCCCAGTTTTTTTGCTTACTCCCTAATATATAATATAAAATATATAATATAGAAATGATAATCTATAAATTACAACAGCAAAAAACAAACAAGGTTTATGTAGGATATTCTATAAACGATAACCCAAATAACCTTGGATCAGGCAAATACATCAAAAGAGCAGTTAGAGATTTTGGAACTAAAGCTTTTAATAGAGAAGTTCTAGAAATTTTTGAAGGCAATGAACCTTTAAGTGATGTTTTAAAAAGAGTGGAATATTGGATTGGTAAATTTAAATCTGATAATCCTAAATATGGTTTCAATGAAACTGTACAAGAACTTATTCCTCAAAAGAAAAGGCTTACTAAAAAATTACAAGTTTTATTAACACCTGAAGATGAGGATAGTCTAAATACAATAATTATACAAAAATCAATGGAAACTGGTATAAAACCTGTAGCAATTTCTAGATATGTAAGACAGTTAATAGTAGAGCATATTGTTGATGAAAATAAAATTGAAAAACAATTAATAAAAAATAATTAAAAATGTCAAAAGAGCACGAAGAAAATATTAAGAAAGAATTTGCTGCTGCTGAAGGTATTGCAGTAGAAGCTACAGAAACTCCTAAAGAAACAGTTAAGGAATTAGGTAAAGTTGATGTTAACAGACAAATGGATAAAATTACGTCTGATGATGTAGAAATAAAAAGATTAAATGCATTAGTAGGATATACTAAATTAGATCTTACTACATTCCCATCAAGAGGTAAATTTTATAGAGATGATTTTGAAATTCATATCAGGCCTGCAAGAGTTGCTGAAATTAGAGCGTTTTCTACAATAGACGAAAACAATTTAAAAGAAGTAGATGATGGATTAAATAATATTGTACTATCATGTAGTAAAGTACAATATGGAAATCAAAGAGGATCTTATAAAGATGTTCTTGAAGAAGACAGGATTTATTTAATTTTGTCAATTAGAGAATTAACATTTAAAACAGGAGAACAAACATTAATGATGCCTGTTGGAAAAAAATCATGTAAAACTAATAATTGTAAAGCACAAGAATCTGTTGAATTGAGAACAAACAATTTACAATTTAATACTATCGTTGATTCAATTGAAAAATATTATGATGATGCTGATAGGTGTTATTCTATAACTACAAAAAATTATGGCATGATTAAATTGGCACCACCTACAATCGGTGTTATGAGAGCTATAACTGATTATATCAGAACTAGGGAAGAAAAAAATCAAAGCTGGGATAAATCTACACTAGCTATCTTGCCTTACTTACAGAGAGAATGGCGAGGATGGCAAGAAAAAGATATATTTTCTTTAATTACCTCCTTTCAAGGATGGGATGCTACAAAATATACAATTGTGTATAGGTTAGCTGAAGATTTAAAAATCGGTGTAAAGCCGGAGATGGGATTCCCATGTCAAAGCTGCGGTGAGGAGGTCACCGTTCCGCTCACGTTTCCCGGCGGTATCAAGGCTATGTTCATTATTCCAGATATCTCTGCTGAACTTCTTTAAAGTCAGAGTATTACTTTTAGAAAAGTTGCATCTCCAGCCTTCAGAGCTGGATTTGCTACCTTTCTATGAATATGAGTATACATTA